AAAAATAATATGGTTTTTTAGAATAAAAATTAGGGGGTGTATATGTATATTTATATTGGCTTTTGCTATTCTCTTCTACCTTTACCTTTTTATTATATTCTTCTAATTGTTCATTATATTTTTTAAATTGTTCATTATATTCTTTTAAATCTTTTCTACAATTATAACCATAATGTTGTGTCCCTCTATAAAAACCTAATACACCAAACGACAGAGTTAATGAAAAATATAGTTTTGACATTTATTTAATTACATAACTTATTTTATAATCTTTAAGTTACTTTTACATATTTTCACTGGCAGTCTTTTTTCCATGACAGTTTCGACATAAAGCTACTAAGTTTTGAACATCATTGCCACCACCATACTCCAAACGCATACGATGATCAATTTCAAATGTATGGTCTAATTGTGATTTACAATTACCACATTTCCAGTCTTGATTTGAAGCAACATATTTTTTCTTTGTTTCACTAACAGAACGTTTTGTTCCACCTTTACCAGAACTAGTAATTCTTCTCTCTCCACAAAAACCAGGAGCTGAACCTATTCCATTAAACGATTCCATAAAACATTCATCATCATTATCATTTTTTGATGTAAAATCCATTATTGGACTTAACATATCCATAGAATTTTTATCTATTGGCATGAATTTTACTATATTATTCGCATATAAAAGCATACTTCTACCTTGATTCGGGTTCCTTTTTAGTAATACATATATTCCTACACCTAAAAGAACATAAAAAATCATTTTGTAATATTTTTTAAATGATAATAGCATTTTTGTATATTTTCCATCGGAATAAGCATTATACACAAAAAATGCTGTTAATCCTAATACAAATATTTCTAATCTCATATATATATTACATAATAATAGGTTTTATGGTTATAAAATAATTTTACTAATTTTAATTTAATTATTTTAGAACGCTTAATTCTTCTTGTTGGTATGGTGTCTGGGCATAGTCATAGCCTCTTGACCATAAGCACCTTGCATTTGAAGACTTCTCATAATTTGGGTTTGACCACGAGTAACGCGATAAATTCCAAACATAGCTAAAGCAATAATAACATATGGCAATAAAACCAAAAACCAAGAAATATTCTTGTATCCTTTATCACATAACCAAGATAAAAGGTATGTCCATATAAAAGCAAACATTAATTTAAGAGCGACGGCAATTACTCCAATACCACTAAATAATGCAACGACAGAAGCAATTACAGCAATTGCGAAATAAAGCTTTGCTGGTGTACAAAGTTGGCTAAAATCCTTCATTATACAGTATTACAATATTTTTATTTTAAGGATAAGAAAAATGGATTCTTAAATCTTTTTTGTTTTGGTTTTCTATTAAATATAGAATTATTAACTTTTCTTGTTTTATTCTTACTATATTTCAAACCACTTGCAAGAGCAGATTTAATAGAAGATGATTTACTTACACTACTTGTCTTTCTTTTTGAATGAATAATTTCATAAATAATTTGTTTAATTTCTTTTAAATCACCCATTAAAGATGAAATGTCAATTGGTTCATCTGATATAATATATAAATAGTTTACATACAACCCTTTTATGTATTCGAATAATTCCTTTTGTTTTGGTGTTAGAGATTTATAATTATTTGATAACATTTCAATATAAGGATAATAACAATTAATAAATCCCCAAATATCTATATTTTTAATAAATACATTATCTAAATATTCTCTCAAATTTAAGGTACCATCACTTCTAAATTTTGTGAATTTAACTAAAATATTGGTTACGTAATCAACTATAGAAGCCATAGCAAATTCTGTTTCAATTATGTTTGGTTTGCTTTTTTCTGAAACAGATGTTAAACTATTGTTATATAGCAAATAAAAAATTTCATTTATAAATTTATAATGTCCTGGTCCTCTTTTTTCATTCCAAAAAGTTATATAATCTATTACAAATGGTTTTAATTCGTCATAATTTTCGTAGTTTCCTCCTTCTTTTATAAAATTTGTATATTTTTCAACAAATTCATCTGAAAAAATAATTACTGAAAAAGGAACATTAAATTGCAACGGTCTATTTCTCCATGCACTTGGGAAAGGATTATCTTTAAAAGGAACATATTCTGTTGATAATCCCCAATCAATTAGTCTTGTTTTTATTTTTGATGATGAATTATCAACTAAAACATTTGAATCTTTTATATCATTGTGAAATATATATTTTTCATTCATTTGAATAATTCCTTTTTTTAAAAGATTTGTTAAACTATTATGCAAATCATATAACTTACTAAATGTACCATTTTCATAAACATAATCATCAATTGGTAATCCACCATTGGGAAGATTTAATGACATTACTTTATCTAAATTTGAATTTATATTAGCTTTTGTCAAGTTATCTTTTGGCAAAGCATTGCATTTTGAAGTAAATTCTGCCAAATCAGTTGGTTGCAATTTTGATGGTCTGCAAAGGGTTGCATCATATAATAAAAAATAGTCTTCGTAATTTTTAATTGAATTTAATTTTTCTTTTATTGAATTTATTTCTTCATATTCTTGAGTAGCATGTTTTTCTGTCATTAATTTCGAAATTTTACCAGTTTCCCTTTTTTTTGCACCTTCACATTTTAGCGCAGGAGTGAAAACACAACCATAACCTCCTGATGCTAATACTTTTCCACCTTTATCATTTTTCATTATTATATATAATATACATACATAATAATAATCTTATTTGTCATATAAATAATATATTGCTCCTGAAATTCCTAATACAATTCCAAGATATATTAACTTCTCTCTAATTTTATAATATTGATTTATTTTGTCATCTTCAGATTTATATTCATCGTAATATTTCACAAAAAAATCATTTAAAGATATTTGAGGCTTTTCTAGTTTTTCATTTATTTTATTATGAATGAAATGCATCCAACGCACAAAAGAATCACGATTATCTAAATAAGGAGTTACAGGATATTTATCTATTAGTTTACTAAATTCACCTGAAATTTCTTCAACAGGAAGAAACAATGGTAGATTTTGAATAAACTCGTAATACTTCTTTTTAGTTACAGTGTTTGGGTGATGAGGATATGTCATAACTAGTGTATGTAAAAAGAACCAATAATGAGGTCCCCATACTTTTGGGTCTAGATAAACGGTTGCTGGCATTAATATTTTCTTTTATAAAAATATTAATTATTAAACTATCTTATAGTTATAAATTGATTTAAACAATAACTATAACTTTCATTCTTATTACAATAATTAAACATTCTAGTTGACGAACCTCTACCTTTAGTAGAGCCTAAATTAATTGTTCCTACTACTATAGGTTGATTTGCGCCTATATGTGAATAAAAACCTTTTTTAAACATTTGTAATCCTGGCATTTATAATATAATATATAAAATTAAAATAATTACTGAATAATATTTAAACGTATGTCTTTATTTGTAAATAGTAGTATGAATAAAAATACAAATACATGCAATAATTGTGGAAAACAAGGTCATTCTTTTCATCAATGTAAATTACCAATAACCAGTTATGGAGTAATAGTATTTAGGTCAAGCTTAGATGGATTACAATTTCTTATGATAAGGAGAAAAGATAGCTTCGGATACATAGATTTTATTAGAGGTAAATATTCGCCTTATAATATTTATCAAATCCAAAATATAGTAAATGAAATGTCTTTAACAGAAAAACAAAGAATTTTAACAGAACCTTTTGAAGATTTATGGAAAACAATGTGGGGTGAAACTACAAACTCACAATATAAAAATGAAGAGCAATCTTCATGTAAAAAATTTGAACTAATTAAATTAGGTATAAATACAAATAATGAATTTATAGATTTAAAGGAAATAATAAAAAGAAGTACTACAAAATGGATTGAAACTGAATGGGAATTTCCAAAAGGACGTAGAAATTATAAAGAAAAAGATTTAGACTGTGCTTTGAGAGAATTTGAAGAAGAAACTGGTATTTCTGAAAGCAAAATTACAATTGTAGAAAACATAATACCATTTGAAGAAATATTTATAGGTTCAAATCATAAATCATATAAGCATAAATATTTTTTGGCATATATGAATGAAA